ATAGCTTTATCGATAGTCTCTGCATGAGTATAAATATCCTCTGCACCTGGTTTGTTACCAATATAAAGTGTAGTATATAAACTATCCATTTATTCTCCTTATGCACTTATTGAATCAACAACGCTCACATATACATCTGCTGATGTTGCAGTATCACTTTGTACTTTTAATACATCTGTATTCTGCATTACAAATTTAGCGCCTCCTGTTACAAGCTCAATGGAACTTGCTGGTGGAATGCTTAAATCTTTTGCAATGTATCTGTCTGTCGATCCTGTTACTGAAACCCATACATCAATAGTGATTGCTGCAGCGGTTGTGTTTGTAACTCTTACTCCAATCACAGCATCATTTGAATCTGCTGTAAATACAGTTACTGCACTGTTTGTTGCTTCTGCGCTATATCTTGTAAAATCTTGTGCCATATTTTATTCTCCTAAAGGGCTATTGCCATAGCAACGGCAAAACCGTTACTAGCGACATTTGATAAATTATTACTATACTCTACAATATTAGTTCCATCAGAATATACAAGTTTAATTGACTTGTCACTACCTGCAAAAGTGGTTCCTGTTCCGGATGCTGTTTTAAATTGAACTGTAAAATCACCTGTTGTTCCGTTTTCAACAATGTATGGCTTTTCAATTCCATCTGGAATCGTTACAATTTGATTTCCTGTAATGGTTCCTGTTAATTTAATGACTGCATTTCTTGCATTAGATAGAGCAGCATTAGACATTGTTAAAGCAGTTGTTTGAGCTCCTCCTGCTATAGATACTGCTTCGTAACCTGCAATTGCTTGTTGGACTAAATTTAAATTTGTATTTGTTTTATCGCCCCAAGTCCCAGAGTTTTCCCCTGTAACCATGAGTTCTAATTTAAGATCTGTAGAATAACTTGATGCCATATGTAAAATTCCTTGTTAACTTATTTAATATACAATTTCTAAGCAGCTAAATCAACCTCTGTCCAAGTATTATTAGTATTTGTGTTTATTTCTGTCCAAGAATTATTGGTATTTGTGTTTATTTCTGTCCAAGAATTTGCAACTTGAGGATCCACTTGAGACCAAGCGGTAACTATAACAGAGCCTATATTAGAGGATAGGGAACTGCCTGTTACATTAACATTAGCGTCTGCTTGTGTTGCAACCGATCCAATATTAGCATTTAATTGTATTCCAGTAACTTCTACATTAGCGTCTCCAAAAGCGTCACTATTGCCTATATTACTAGTTAAATTAATTCCTGTGACGCTTACATTTGCATCTGCAGTAACGCTAGTATTTCCTATGTTAGATAATAGACTACTTCCCGTAACATTAACATTGGCATCCGCTGCAGTTGTTACAGAACCTGCCGTAGAGGTTAATTGTTGACCTGTTGGGAAAACATTCGCATCTCCAAAGGCATCGCTATTACCTACATTAGCTGTTAAACTAACCCCTGTTAAAGTAACATTTGCATCTGCTGTTACATTTACATTTCCTGTGTTAGTGATTAATTGTTGACCCGTAACAGAAACATTTGCATCTGCTGTAACAGTAACTGCTCCTATATTAGAAGTTAAAGAGGAACCAGAAACATCTACATTTGCATCTGCTGTAACAGTTACATTTTCTATATTAGTAGTAAGACTAATTCCTGTAACGTCTACATTAGCTGTTCCAGTAATAGTAGAATTACCTAGATCTGTAGTGAGACTAATTCCTGTGACATCTACATTAGCTGTTCCAGTAATAGTAGAATTACCTAAATCAGTAGTGAGACTAGTTCCTGTAACGTCTACCGTTATGCTTAACGCAATGGAGACGGTTCCTATATTGCTAGTTAAAGTAATTCCTGTGACATCTACTGGAATGGGTTCTCCCCAGGTTGCTTCACCCCAGGTTCCTCGACCCCATCCAGTAATATCAGCCATTTAAAACCTCTTTAGCTTATTCTTAAAATAGCAGCAGAAGTTGTAAATGCAGGGAATTGAATAGTGAATGTACCAGCTGTTGCAGTTTTATCACCACCAAAATCCAAAACAGCGACTGCGCTATCTGAGTTTGATGTGTTATAAATTAATGCACCTCTAGCTGTAATAGTTACTCCAGTGAATGATCTATTTCCAAACGTTACAATTGCAACACCTGATGCAACTGAAGTTTGTTGTGATCCTACAGCTAAAGCTCCTCCACCCGCAACGTATTGTCCAGATGCTCCTACTTCATTATCGGTTGTGTATGAAGTGGTTGATGCACCTAAAGTTGCAGAAGAATTGTATAAAGCTAGTTTAAATTTACTACCTGATGTTTGAGTAAAATTATGTTTACCCTCTAGTAATTCTTTTTTGAAAGAATTCGCTATTGCGTTTGTCGTAATTGCCATGTCAGCTCCTTATTATATTTATTGTCCGGGCACTGATCCCAAATTAATTTTGGTAACACCGTCCGAGTAATCATCTCGTCTTCGGTATCCTTTTTGGAAGATACCAAAAGTTTTCAATTCCTCAGTATAGCGATTTTTATAAGTGTTGTACATATCTACAGGTCCTTTTAAGTAACCAAAAGCCTCTACCATAACTCCGTAGAATAATAAGTTTTGAGCATAAGTAGATAGCCAAGTAGTTGTATTGCTTGCAGATAAATGCTGAGGTGTTTTAATATAGTTAATTTGTACGGTGAAAGCATTAGAGGGAGCTGGAGCGACCATAATATGATTAGGATCTTCGTCCCAATACGCATAGTATTTAGGAACCCCTGTTGTAATAGGACTAGTCTCTGGTGCATATTCAGAAATAAAGGTTTGTTCTCTTTTTTCTAAATAAACTCTAGGGGTACCTGATTGAGTAGAATCAAATACCTGCACTCCTCGTAAATATAATAAATCACCTGGTAATACTAAATACCTGTTTCCTGCGGTAAAAGAAGAAAGAGAATATTTTCTATCTACATCCATTCCATCTACAGCTCTAGATATTTCACTCTCTACATCTGTGATAAAGCCTTCAATAATAGAATCCGTTAATACGGTAGAATTAACTTCTGTATAATCTCTAACTTTAGTTAATAATTGTGAAAAAGTAATTGCCATTAAGATATCTCCACTGTTACATGAGCTAAATACATTGCCATAGCAGGTTTTGTATAGCTATTAGGTTTCATACCATCAGAGGTAAAAGCTAAATCACTTTGTCCATGATCTGGATAAGCGGTTACTACCATATTACCACCACCAATTTGATTCGGTGGAAAATATTGAGGTCTAGCATTTATTAATCCTTGAGGATCCGCTCCATAAACTTTGGGATCTAATTGAGGATGTTTAGCTTCGTATTCTGAAATGTGAACAAAAGAACCGTTCCATTCCTTGACCATTTCTGTGTAAGGAAAAGCTTGACCTGATCGGTCTGATATAGCTAGTGATTGTTTACCTTTTGCAAATGGCATTATGACCTCGTTGGATAATAGCTTGCTGGAGAAATAAATACAGAAGTTCTCTGTCCATCTTCATCCAAAGCTCTTTTTAATTCATCTTCGTAATACATTTTTAATGCTTCTGTTCTTGCAGGAGCATATTTCATAGATAGATAAAACGCTAATCCAGAAATCATGCATGGTATAAATCGAAAAGGTAAATCAGCATTATTTGTGTAAGCACCAGCATCTTCTATTCTTTTTAAAGTGTAATACTTTAAATAAGTATAAGTAGTTGCATCTGGAGTTAAGTATAAAGTAATCGTAGGCGTTTTTTGACGATCTACATAATATTGAGAAGGTGTACCTTGCGATCCTTTATTAGGAAGTGCGGCATAAGTAGACCGGTCTATTTTAGATAAAGTTAAATCTGTTGTAGAAGTGCTTGAAGCAGCAGCGGTAGAAACATAAGCTTCTAATACATCATTAGTAGAAGAAGGTGTAGTGTAGGTTGCTGTTCCTGCAGTTAATAATTGACTTTGTAGTTCCGTTTTCCAAAGATGGATCCCTCTATTACCCCACTCGGAAAATAAAATGTTAAGTGAGTTTCTAGCTTTTCTTAAATCGTAACCAGAATTAGTTTGAATGCCACATCTTTCGTACGCCTCTTCTACGATATCATCAATCGATAAATCAAACGATGTAGTTCCAGATGTGGCCATTTAAACACAATCCTTTTTATTTTTTTGCAGCTTTTTTAGCCATGAGCATACCCATCATAGCTTTTTTAGGTTTCGCAGCCATTTTCTTTTTAGCCATTCCACCATACTTCATTTTACCCATTGCCATTTTTTTCTTAGCTTTTACTTTTGCCATGTCCATATTAATATACTCCTTTAAAGTTAGTTCCTTTGATAGCGCATCCGCCACCTTTCATTTTGTTTGTTTTTCCTCGTAGGATTTCAAAATCCTCACCAGAAATCTTTCCGTCTTTGTTTACGTCTAGTTTTTTTTGTTTACCTGCTAGACTACCTTTTTTCATACCCATGTGCTGTGGTTTTTTTCCTTTTTTGATATCTTTTTTATCTTCTTCATAATCAGGGTACATATCAGGAGAACCTTTGTATCCTTCTCCTGCGTAAAAATCTTTAGGTTTTTCTTTTGGCATTATTTTTTTCATTATTTTTTCCCCTGACTTTTTTTAATTGCTTTAGCTGTTGGAGCACCTTTGGTTCCAGGCTTTCTCATTTTTTCTCCACTACCTGCAGCAATTCTTTTTTTCTTTTGTTGAATGTTATACCAAAGACCTTTTTTAGCCATGGTTCCTTTTTTTGTTTTATGATAACCTTTCATCATTATTTTTTACCTTTATGTTTTGCACCTTTCATTATTTTGCCATCTGGCATTTTATGATATCCTTTTTTAACTTTTCCACCTTTTTTCATTCCCGGTAATTTAACTGGGATAAAGTATTCATCTTCACCAAATTTTCTAACCCCTTTTTTCTTCATGCTTTTTTGATAAGCTCTTTCCCTTAGTTTTTTCATCTCTCCCTTTAAATCTTTAGGCATTATTTATTCTCCTTTTTACACTTGCAATCATGACTACATTTGCAAGGAATGATTTTAAATAATTTACAAATTGCCCATTTAACTGCTTTAAGTAATGTGCAAGCTATTTTTTTTATTATTTCCATGTTATTTTATCCTTTTTACGATTATAAATCTTTTTTGAAGATACCACTTTTGGTCTAAATCGTCTAGTCCGTAGTGTTTTTGCTATTGGATTGCTTTTTTTCTTCAACTCTTCCATCGTTACTTCTCCTCTTATCTGGCCATATACATTGTATAGTTGTTTTACCCGTATCTGACCAAATTACTATATCATGACCATAGTGTCTCGTATGGATCCAAAACTTTTGATAAGTTGGAAGAGTAATTAAGGTGTCTGTTTCTTTTTCCATATTTTTGACCTTTCTGATTGAGTGTAGATTGCTTGGCTAATTATCTGAAAATAACTGTTATTGTAAAAAACAAAATCTTGTTCTCTTCCCATTTCATATAGCTTATATTTAATTTTATCTTTAAAATGAAAAAAAGTGCACCATTGAAAAGGTTCTTCTAAAGCTTTTTGAAGTTTTTCTTCTTCAAATAAAGAATGTTCAATAATTGGAAACTTAGGAAGAATATTTATTTTTTCCTGGTCACTCCAAATAATATAACGATGATGCGCATACCCTCTATAAGAAGGATCTCCATGATCAACTCCTTTAGTCATCTCGCATAAGGGTGAAGGAGTTTCAATATAACCTTCTTTTGCAATTCTAGAAATTTCTTTTAAAGCATTTACAGGGTTCCAAATATCTTCAATCACATGTCGACAATAAACAAAATCAAACTCTTTGTCCTTGTATGGAAAAATATCTGTAGCAATATTGACGATTTTATAGTTAGGTAGCAAGTTATGTTCTTCTTGAGTCCAACCACAAAAATGTGTGGCTTTTGTAAAAGGCCTTCCTCCTGGACCTATTTCTAAAACTTTTGCCCCAGGTTTAATTAAATTTTCAATATAATTTAAGTTAGAAACAAAGGGTGCCCAATATTTATTTTTTATCCCTGTTTCTCTAGACATATTTTATTGTTTCCGCACTGCACTACCTTAAATCCATAGTGAGCCAATACATTAGAAATTAAATCCATGTTATATTTAGTATAATCATCAAACACAAATCTAGATCCTGTTCTAGACCTATCTGCAAACCACACCGCTTCTGTCATTACATCTTTAGTCATGTGAGGACCGTCAAAATGTACAAAATCATATATATCAGGCATCGTTGCAAAACAATTCATATAGTCTATATCTTTCATATGGAATAGACTAAAATTTTTATAATCAGACATATCTTTTAATAACTGAGTTCTCATTTCTTCGGTGTAGTCACAGGTGTAGGCTCCTGTGTGATCATAGTGTTGATATTTTAAATTACCATAAGGATCGATTCCTATATGTCGGTTAGGTTGTAGATTATCTAAAATAATTTTAGAACCAAGACCTTCTCTGACTCCTATTTCGCAACTTAATATGTATTCTTTATTTTCCTTGGGTAACTCTTTTGCCCATTTTTCTAGTAGATCGTAATCGGAGCTGTCTCCTCTTATCATTGTTTCCTTTTCTAGCACCCCTTAGTTTGCCTTCAATTTCTTTTGGAAGTTGTGCTCTTGATATTACCATGGTTTATATTTCACTTTATCATTTTCCATAAAAGCATGCAAGGATTGATTTCTATTGTCGCTACCGTTCCATGAAATATGGATCCAGCCACTATCAGGTTCTCCCTCCCGGTAAAACTCAAGAATCATTTGATCATATTCTAAATTGTTTTTAATCCATGTAGCTAATTCTTTGTTATCCACACCCACCACTTCTAGATCTGCAGCTTTTCCCTCGGCATGCTGTGATGTAGGTTTAGAACCAATCGCAATACAAAGTTCAGCACTACGAAATCCACTAGAGATAATAACTGGGGCTTCAAAATGAGATCGAATAGGTTGAAGCACATTTACACATAAGGCTTTAAGATTATCAATATGAGCAGGAGAAGGATTGTTAGGAATTCCTTTTCTCTCTGCAACCTGTGACTTAACCAGTTCACTTAATTGAAAATTTGCGGAAAGTTTCATAGAGTATATTTAAATGGATTACAATTATCTATAGTTTCAAGTTTATTACATTTACAATCTTTTAACAATAGGCATAAACCCGTGTAAACTTTGTAAATACAATGTTTCATTTTTTTATATTAGACAAAGTTTTTGCGATAGTATCTAGTTTACTTGGGTATTTTTCTTTTTTAACACAACTTATCGCCATTAAAAAACAAAAAATAATAATAACCCATAAAACTAGAATGGTATATTTTGGTTTTAATTTCATTAGTGTTTTTGAATCTCCTGTATTCTTTTAATTCCATGTTGATCCACATATACTTTTGCTTTAACTACAGAACATTGTACATGTGAATTACCACTATCTGTATTACGTTCTATTTTTCTTTTCGTTTCTAAACACTCCGATAATGATTCTTTGTGCGAATGTTCTATCATGGTATCGTTTAAAAATAAACACAAAGCTACAACCATTTCTATCATTAATCTTTACCATTTCCATTTCCGTTTGCAAATTTAATGTCTCGTGTAGCATCTTTTAAACGTTCTACATCTTTTTTTAATCTTTCAATTTCTTTATCAAATTGTTTTAACATCACACCTGTGTGAATATTTTCTTCTAACAATTTACCGTGTTTCTCTACTTGTTTTGTTAAGTATTCGATTAACATAAACTGTTCTTGATCAATAGGTTTTTGTTTAGAAGCTTCTAATAAATCTTGTTCAAATAATTTATTTTTGGTTTCAAGATTATTCAGTCTTTCAATAACACCAAAATAAGCCCACACTCCTAAGGCTACCGCACCTACAATGGCTACTAAATTTCTTATTGGTAATGCTATATTGGTATTTTCGTTTATCTTCATTTTGGTTTCTTTTTGTTACATACATAAAGTTCACGCCAAATTTTATTTTCCATTCGACCAAAAAAAGTTAAAAGTTTTCTTAAGATCCATCTTTTCATGGTATCCTCCTTTAAATGTTTTTAGTAGGTATCTGTATATGAGCCAAAACCTTTCCTTTGTTTGGCCCTTCTTTAATAGTATATCCAGAACCATCTTTATTAATATCTACTTCTTTTCTTGTCTTTAATAAAAATTTTTCTTTATCTTGTTTTTCCTTTTCTTGATTGTTTTTTATAATTAAATCTTTTAATCTATTTTTTTCTACACTCATACCCCCTGATATGTCTTTTAATTCTGTATCCCTATCTAAAAACTTGTATTCTATTTTTACAATATCAAAATCTTTTTTAATTTTTTTACAAATAGTTTCTGGATCAAATTCACCACAAGAATATACATCAAACTGCATCATTGCAGGACTAGGTTCATCCCATACGTGCATAACAATATGAGATGTTTCTATAATCGCAGCTCCTGTAATACCTCTATTACCTAATACATCATGATAAATAACATAAGGACCCATTAATACTTTCATATTAATAGATTCAATAAAATTACATAACCAATCTTTTAATTGCTGTTCTACCACAGGAGGATTAACAGCTTCTGCTCTAACAATTAGATGTTTGTGTACTAAAACTTCTTGCGCAGGTTGGATGTTGTTCATTCCTGAACTACCCCAATCTTGATCATCCTCTTTTACGTAAATGCCCTTGCTCATCTCGTATTAACATTTCCAACGTCTACGAGCTTGCCGTAGTCTAGAGTTAGGGTCTTTTGCAGCTTTAGGAAACATCTTCATTTGCCCTGCTGATCTAGCACAAAATGATTTTCTTCTGGCTGCCCGTTTAGGTCCAGGGTTGCTTTCGGTTACTGCAGTCTTTAATTTAGATCCTGGATTCATTCTTCTGTAAGCTTGGACGCCAGCTTGTGTCATACCGGCTCCAGCTTTAGTAGAACGAAAATTTTTTTTATTACGAGGAGGCATACCACCGTCTTTTAAAAGAATGGGACTTGTTCCTTTTGATTGTATGCCTACTCTACTCATTTAAACTCCTAAACTGTTAAGTTTGGTCCTGAGTATTTATCTGTCAATAAAGTATATGCTGTAATATTTTGTTTAGTTTTACAGAAAATACCTTTTGGAAATAAAATACCGTCTTCAGGAAATGAAAAGTTAACTACATC